TACAGCGCGGCACGCGGTATCAACCGCTTGATTGCCGGCGACGACGAGCCGCTGACTATGCCGCAGGCACTGGAACGCACTGCGCGGGAAACGCTGTCTGGCGCGACGATAGAGGCCGCAGGCCGAGGCGTTGTTGTTCCCGCTTTTGCCAAGGCCGCTGAATACGGTAGCAGGCTCGGCAACATCAAGCTAGACACGTACTTGAAGGCGCTTGAAAACAAGGGCGACGATATTCTTGCTGCATTGCGCGGCCCGCGTGCCGCTACGCCTGGCGCCATCCCTGCTGCTGGAGAGGTTGCCGCCACCGCAGGCACGCCGGGTTTTGCAACGTTGCAAGCTCGCGCCGCAGAGGTGCCGGGGCTTGCCGGCGAATACGCATTTATGCAGGCCCAAACGACGGCGGCTCAGCGTGCTCAACAGGCCAGAGGCCAAGAAAGAGCCGGCAGAGTGCTGAACCGGCTTGAGCAACGGATGGAAACAGCACTGCAGCCGGCGAACGTTGAAGATGTGGGGTCTGCTCTTTTCCAATCGGCAGAAGCTAAGCGCAAAGCGCTGAAGGCTAACGTCATTGAACCGGCCTATGAGGCCGCTTTCAAAGAGGCGGGCAACTCAAAGATTGATCTTGCCAGCGTGGTGCGTCAAGCTGAGAACATCCTTGGCAAAAAGTTGTCGGAGTTTGATCCATCAACGGCGCCGGAGACCGTTCGCAAGCTGGCGCAGTTGGCGCGCAAACCTGAGCCATTGCCTGTCGGCCGTGGCTTGGTATCTCAAAGACTAACTGCGCAACGAGCGCCAGAAACCCCAACAGCCACGCTGCAGCAACTGGACGACATCCGCAAGGCCGTCAATGCGGACATTGCTGCCGGAAAGTTGTCCTCGGATCCTGCGGCGGCGACTAGGCTTCGCAACCTAGGACAAATTCACAGCGCAATTGACGATGCGGTTTCTACATCGACAACGCTAAGCGATGCTGCAAAGCAAAAGTATGCTGAAGCGCTGAATCTGTACCGAGAACAGTACGTCCCGCAATTTAAGACGGGAGTCAATGCGCAACTGTTCAGAACCACCGGGCTGAACGAGCCAAAAATCAAGCCGGAAGATGTGGTTGTTAAGTATTTCCAGCCGCGCGGCGTATCTGAAGCCCAGAACTTTGTCACGATGTTTGGCAAAGACCCGGGCGCCATGCGCGTGATGCGCTCTGGAATTGAAGATTTGTACACGCGCGAGGTCGGAGCGTTTACGCCAGAGGCTCACGCAGCGTTTTTGAAGAAGTACGCCGACCCGATCCGCGTGCTTGACGCTGCCGGCATGAACACGTTGCAACGCATCAACATTGTTGGCGTCAACGCCGCGCGTCACGCTCGGGTGCAAGAGATTGCTGAGCGAGCCAACATTAAGCTCCCCGATCCATTGCCGGCCGGCGCTACAGCGGATGCCGTTCAGTCGCGCATTGACCAGTTGACAAAGGGCCTGACGCCACAACAATTGAGCCACATAAACGTGGTTCAACAAGACCTGTTGCGGCGCGGAGAATATGAGCGATTGGTCAAGGCTGGTGCGGCAACCGGAATTGACATCAAGGGCCTTGGTACGGAAACCGGTAAAGAAATTGGTTTGCCGCTCCCCAACTTTCTGAACGTTGCGCTGACGGTGTTCAACAACACCTTCAAACGCCTTGCTTTGCGCTTGGACAACCAACTGGCGCTGGAAATTGCCCGCGAAATGACCGACCCGGCCTTGGCCGCACGCTCGGTTGAAAAAGCGCTTCAATTGCAACGTCAAAGAGCAACTGGCGGCGGATCTGTTGCTACGCAACTGCAGCCAGAACGTTTTGGTCGGGCAGTGACTACTACTGCCGGCGTTGAGATCGCCCCTAGGGCAGAGCCGGTGCGGTCCAATTCTCTTGCCCCCCAGCCCGTCAACGCCCTCGCCCCATGACCCCCAAACCCGCCCGCCACATCATCGCCTGGATCCTGCGCCGCTTCGGTTTCGCAGGCGTGGCGCTGGCGCCGTTCGGGATCTTCATCCTAGCCGAGCACCTGCACAGCCAGCGCCTGATCCGCCACGAGCAGGCGCACTGGCGGCAGTACAAGCGCATGGGCGTAGTGCGATACTATGTCACGTACTTGTGGGGCCTCGTCCGCCACGGGTACGCCGATCATCCGATGGAGCGCGAGGCTCGCGCTGCAGAAACCGACGAGCGATTGACATGAGCCTGACGATGCAACAGAAAGCCGACATCGCCACCGAAGCCGCAAAGGCTTCGCCGCCAGTCGCCGTCGCTGGCGCAACTATTGCCGGCATGCCCGTCAATGACTTGGTGCTGTGGGTCACGCTGATCTATCTGGTGCTGCAGATCGGCTTTCTGCTGTACCGCTGGGGCAGGATGCACTTTCGGGGCAAGCCTGACGCCGAATGAAAGCCCGCATCGTCATCGGTGCCCTGACGCTCTCAGCGTCTGCTCTGGTCGGCATTGCCGTCCATGAGGGCTACCGCGGCGAGGCGTATACCCCAGTCAAGGGCGATGTGCCGACCATCGGCTTTGGCACGACTGCCGGCGTGAAACCCGGCGACCGCATCGAGCCTGTGCAGGCTCTGGTGCGCAAACTGCAGGATGTGCAGAAATTTGAAGGCGCTCTGAAGCAGTGTGTGCGGGTGCCGCTGCATCAGCACGAATACGACGCTTTCCTGAGCCTGGCGTACAACATCGGTCCGGGGGCGTTCTGCGGCTCGACGCTGGTGCGCCGTCTGAACGCGGGCGACTACGCCGGGGCCTGCGCCGAGATCCTGCGCTGGGATCGTTTCCGTGGTGAGCCCTTGCGTGGCCTGACTCTGCGCCGGCAGGCTGAAAACCGGCAGTGCCTCGGCCAATGATCGACCGCACCATCTCCTACATCCTCGGCGCCATGTGCGTCGGCCTGGCGGTAACGTCCGGCATGCTTGCGTGGGAACTCAACGTCGCCGAGCGATCCGAACAACGGATGCGCACCACACTGGCCACAGAACGCGCAGAACGGGCTCAGGAGCGCGAGAAACTGGTGGCTGAGGCCCTTGCCGCCAGCGAAGCCGCGCGATCCCTGGAGGCCCGCTGGCGAGCCCAGCACACGGAGGTGCAGACCGATGCCCAAGCCAAGATCCGCGCTGCAACTGCTGACGCTGCTCGTGCCCGCAGTGCTGCTGACGGCCTGCAGCGCCGTGCCGAAATCATCGCCGCCCAGTGCGCCAATCCAACCCGCGACCGTGCCGACCCTTCCTTCGGAGGCCAGGCAGCCCCAGACCCCGGAGTGGTGCTCACCAACCTGCTCCGAGGGGTTGCGCAAGCGGCTGCAGAGCTTGCTGCCGTAGCCGACGCTCGAGGCGCTGCCGGCACTGCCTGTGAGCGAGCCTATGACGCTATAGCAGCGCCGCAGCCCCGGCGATAGCGCCGACGATCACGATGGCAATGACGAGGTGCCAGATGATGTACTGGGCCGCGTCGTCGAAGTCGTCAGCGCCGAGTTCAGTCGCCGCCTCGGCAGCCTCGGGATAACGACCCTGCTGGTCGCAGCCGGTGGGAAGGCGGCTCATAGCTGCGGCCAGAACAGCAACACGCCGACAGCGGCCAGCACGGCGCAGACGATGATGTCAATGGTCAGAGCAATGTCCACAGCAGGGCTCCCAGTGCGATGCACGCAATGATAACTGCGGGCGCTGGAACGTAACGCGAACGCGGCTCCGCGATGTTGTAGCCCGTGGTGAACGTGCAGTCGGCCAGCGTGCGTGGGGTGGTGAGGTGGCTGGGTTTCATGGGTTGTTACCTTCAATAAGACGGGCAATGCACCCGCCGTAGTTTGTGTTCGGGCAGTCTACGTCCCACTGGCGGGCAACCCTGGCGCAGCGCTGGCGTTCGGCGGCTGCGCCGTTCTCGCGCTCTGCTTCCATTGCCAGCTTGATCACAAACCTCGTCGCCGCCTCAAAACGCTTTTCAAGCGCAACAGCGAAGCGCTGGAAGTGCGCCTCGTCGCCCCAGTGCTGGCCTGCGGTTTCGTTCATCAGGGTGGCGATTTCGTCTTTGGTCATGTCAGCCCTGCCAGTTTGAACGCCAACGCTGTTGGCACCATACGTTGTACATACGCCCGATGCAGCGGGCACCAGTAGTGGATGGTGGTCATGTCGGCTCCAGCCCTGCCCGGCGTCTCATTTGTTCCTCGCCCTGATCTCCGCCGCACATTGCTGCGCGATACCCTCAATACTGGCATGCTGGTCGCAGATGTCGGCGCAGGCAGCGCGCTCCATCAGCAACCTCTCCGTAATCTGCGCGCGGAGTTCGCCCAGCAGATCCTCTACCGTGTCGCCGTGCCCGGTGGCGTAGCCCATGCTGCGCATCCAGTGGGCGACTTTCTCGCGTTCTGCTGCGGCACCGGACTCGTAGGCTAGCCGGAAGAAACGCTCAAGCCTCTGCAACTCGGCCAGCGCCCCCTCTCTGCCGTCGTATATGTGCAGCAAAACTGCACTACGCAATCCAACCACCCGCGCCAGCTTGAGGATGTCTTCTCGGGTCATGTCTTTGCCCTCTCCGGCCACGATGCGGGCCGCTCGGTCCATTCGATGTCGCTCATGGTAGTCCCCACCTCTGCAGCACCCTCGGCATCCTCGGCCGTCCAAGTGATGTGCGCTGCGCAACTCCACCACTCACCGTTCCACCACCGCAGCAGCTCTGGATTACGGCGGCGACTCGCCGGCCACCAGCCGATGCTAGGCGGCGGGCCTTTGTGCCATGTGGTCATCCGCGCCTCCCAATCCAAACGCCCAGCAGTAGCGCAACGACGGCAATGATGGCAAGCTCCAGCTTTAGGGTGCGGAAGACTTGGGTGTATTCCATGCATTCGGATGTGGTCATTCCACTTCCTCCTTCCTCTGCCGAGCCTCATAGGCCAGCACATCGGCAAGCCTGTACATCACGCGCCCCTGTTGGGTGCGGCCGAGCCGAATGAACGCCGGCCCGCGCTGATTGGCGCGCCAGTGGCGCACGGTGCGCTTGGCCACGCGCCATCGCTCGGCAAGTTCCTGCTCAGTCAGCAGGGCGTCATTCGTCGTCATCAATGCTCTCCTCGGCAAACCACCAGTCCTCAATGTCAACAGCGATGTCGTGCGCCTTGCCGGCGGCTTTGCCGTGCTCCGGGTGGCTCAGCAGCGGGAACGAAAGCTCGTAAATCGCCACCAGCAGGCGGTCAATGTGCTCGCGGGCGGTGCGGGCTCGGTTGTCCGCGACGACGAACATGTCTTGCGCGGCCTGCAGGCGGTAGTGCAGCGCCGCCTCGGCCTGGGTCATCACTGGGGTGCTCATACGGTGCCCTCCTCGGCCTGGACGATTTGCGGGTCGCCGGCAGGCGGTTCCTGTTCGGCGCGGATCTGGTCGGCGCGGCGCTTGGCCGCAGAGATGATGCGGTCGCGGTCAAGGCCCTTCGGGACGCGGCGCATGTCGGCGCGAAGCAGTTCGAGGCCCTCCAGCGTGCTGGCGAGTTCGATCTGCTGCAGCAGAGCGTCGGCGTCAATGACGATTTCCACGGGCTCGGGGGAGGGCGGCGGCGGAGCCTGGCGAGGCGCGGGAGCCATGTCTTCGACTTCCTCGGGCGTGTAGGTTCCGACCACAACGCCCGGAAACACGGTGCGGATGCCCTCAGAGATGCAGCGCGAGCGCAGCATCTGGCGGGGGTAGGACTTCCATGTAGGGTTGCGCGTCAGGCCGGCGTCCTGCGCCATCTTCGTCGTCCACGCGATCTCCACGCTGCCGCCAGACGGGTGCGAGAATTTGCCGACCACGCGCGTGTCGGTGTACTCGCCCCATTCCACTTTGCCGCCTGCGGCTTGGAAGCGGGCCAGCATGGCGTCTGCACGCAGGGCGGGGCGGCCGTTGATGACGTGGTAGTCGCGGGCAGCGATAGCCGGGTGCAGGCCCTCAGCCTGGGCGATCAGCATCAGGGCCATCGCTTGGTCGGGGGTTTTGACGCCAAACAGGCCCGAGCGGGCCACGCTGACGGCCATGCGTTCGATCTGGTCTACGGGTACGAGTGCGGTCATTGGTGTTACTCCTCAGCGGCTGACGCGATCAATGTATTCTGCGGCAGCCATTGCGGCGGCTGCGTCTTGGGTGCGCCGGCCACCGGGCAGAACCCAACCTTCCGGCAGCGCCATGCCGTTGCGCAGCGTGCAGGCTTGCGCCCACAGGATGCGAGCAGCACCGAAGCGCATGTTGTTGGGGTGGAAGAACTCTGCGGCAGAGGTTTCCAGCGAAGGGGTCGGTTCGTTTTTGCGGATCATGGGTGTTCTCCTCAGTGGGGCGGTTTCCCGCCCCGTGGGTTCAGTCAGTCAGGCCGGCGGGCATGCCGTCGTCGTCGACGCCGGGAACGCGGGACGCAGCCACAGTCGTCTCGACGGGCGTGCCGCCGCCCATCAGGGCGATGATGTCGTCCTGCGTGGCGAGCTTGGCCTCGTAGCCCGACGATGCGTAGCGGATCGCCTCGGCTGCGCTGATGGCGCGGATCA